AAGGGTATGCAGGATGGTGGCAGACGTAGACGCAACAAGAACCGTAAGACAAATCGGAAAAACCGTAAGGGCAGTCGCAAGAACAGGGCGAATCGCAAGAGTAGAAATCGCCGTTACCGTGGTGGTGCCATGCCGTCATTGAACCCTGGGCTTGTAAGTGCGCCTGGGCAGCTTCTCCCGTCAAGTGTCACAGCAGCGGGTATGAATCCTGAGTGGAGACTCGCTGAGAATCCGCGTGCCTTTGCGCCGTCATAAGACAAGCGCCTTAGCCAAACATAGACTGAAGTAAAACCTTATTTCTCTCCAAGACTTCCTTATCCTTCGCCGACGCATCAATCCTTACAGTAATAAGCGCATCGCCCTTATTATGAGGGCGCCCCTTATGAGGCATTCCATCACCCTGCTTCCTCAAGACTTCAGTATGAAGTGTTCCTGCAGTTATGCCTATCGTGTACCCATTCGGAAATCCCGGATGTCCTTCGAGTGTTTTTGAAACACCCAAAAGACTTTCCTTCAAACTAATTACAACTGTCGCGCATAAGTCGTTTCCATTACGCTTCCAAGGAATCGGTTCATCCGCAATTTGAAGAATAAAATGAACATCACCAGGCTTTTCAAAATCAGCATGATCTGAGCACTCCTCTGGAAAAACAAGAACCTCGCCAACTGGCATTCCCGGCTCAATATGTACATCGAGCGACTTTTCTTGACTCTGAAACTTTCTTCCCTGACATGTTCTACATGAATCACTAGGCTTCTTGCCACGCCCCTGGCAATCACGACAAGGACCCTGCATCTGTACAGCCATCCCCGGTCCAAGCATTGCCATCTGCGTAGTGATACCGCTGCCTTGGCAGCCATCGCACGGTCGGAATGACGTCGCACCTTCACCGTTACATGTCCCACAAAACTTCTGGCGTTCAAACTGAACCTTGAGCTGCTTACCCTTGTAGAAATCCGCAAGACAGAGAGCAATCTCATGAATCTTTACAGGACCCTTTGCTCTGCGCATTCCTCTTTGCTGCTGTTGCCTTGGCATGCCACCACCAAACATACTACCAAAGATACCTCCTAGACCGCCCATATCAAAAGGAAATCCGCCTTGCTGTTGACCACCTGAACCATCAACTGATCCCGTCATATCGTACTGCTGCCGCCGCTCATCGTCAGTTAAAATCTCATGTGCCATTTGAATCTTCTTAAACGCCTCGGGATCACCGCCCCTATCAGGATGATGAATCTTGGAAAGTGTCTTGTAAGCTGTGCGAATTTCATCCCTGTCTGCATTTCTCTGAACTCCAAGACTTGCGTATAAATCCTCTGACATCTATAGATTTGGTTTCAAAAGGGTTTAAGCAGCGAGCGCAAATGGAAACCAATGGAAGAGGTCTTAATTGGACAGGAAAACGCCTACGCGATTTTAAACTCTATAGTTGGAGAACCGCCTCATATATTTCTTACAGGAGCATTCGGCTTCGGAAAAACCCACATGGCGAAACAATTCATAGAAACCTACGCCAAACAACACGGATTCAAACCCGACGATCAAGAATGGGTTTATCGTCTCTCATCCGACAAGGATCGTGGAATTCACACTGTCCGGGAAGGTCTCGCTGAATTTGTTCGTCACTCTCCAAATAAAGAAGGGATCTATCGCTGGATTTTCATTGATGACGCAGATACACTTCCAATTGTTAGCCAACAGGCGCTAAGGCGACCTATGGAAACACACGCCCACACGACACGCTTCATCTTCTGCTCGCGCCACGTCTCCGACTTAATTGGACCTCTCCGATCACGGTGTCTTCACGTGGAACTTGAGACCGTCTCCATGCAAAATTTATACGACGTATTTTGTAAACGACTTGAATATACAGAACCACTTTCTAATTCTATTTACATCACTCTTATGACTATGAGTTTATCGCCGAGGCAACTTCTTCAGTATATGAAATGTATAAAAGCCCTCGGCAGCACAGACGCAGTGGAAAACAACTTTAAACATATTTTTACAGGAAAGTCCGACGGACGTATATTAGATCTAATAAAGTATTTTCTACGTAAAAATGATGAAAAAGTCTATACATTGCTATTTGAAATCTGGAATTCAGGCATCAGTTATGAAGATTTTCTTACAGATTTATCACGCTGCGCAAAGACGATTGGGATTCTACCCCCACGGCAAGAGCAAGAATTGTATGAATTGATTATCCAAGGATGGGTCTATTATACACATGGACGTACACACTTTATAGATCTTCTTTCTCTCTTTCGTAAGACTTGGGATACAAGTTGCCCCCTTACTTCATAGAGGGGATCGCAATGCCAAAATTATTTAGGAAACACCCACCCTACGAACTCTTTCAACATATCATGACAAACATGAAGATACAGTTTAATCGGTGGTTTTCAAAGGAAGACGTTTGCCTTGATACGCTTGATGCTTGGTTGCCCGAGCTCGAGTCATATTACATACCGTGTAAAGCAAAACGATTCCTACATGAGAATTTTGATGCGCATCGCTGTATTACAATTCTACGACACTTCTCTATAGTTCATCCTATACAGATTCAGAGTCAAGAAAAAATCGTAAATGGTAAAAAAACGACTTTATATCAACTTCGCTCGAGCCTACAACAAGACTTGAGTGGAGTTGCACATGATGTGCTTGTCGAATTTAATTAGTAATACGGAAAAGCTCAGAAATAGCCAAATCACTGTCTAAAATCTGGTCTTCATTCATTCTTAAAAACCATCCGAAATTGCTACGTCTCTGAATTTCATCCCACGGTATGGGTACATAGACCGCATCTTTTGGAAGATCAAAAGGCAATTCACCATCCATACCTGCAGCTAACAAATCCTCGAGTTCAATACGTTTTCCGTTCTTTTTCCGTGAGAGTTCTTCCTTGGCGTAAACGACAGTATTTGTTTCCGACGCAAATCGTACATAGTCCCACTTCGCGTCGCCGCGGATCTGCTTTCCACCGCTGCCAGACTCAATACGTTCCCGCGCAGCCGCCGCCCAAGCCTGTAACCGTGAATCACCCGGCTCGGCAATACCCATCGCAACGAATCCTGGTACGGCTGTCGTTGCGCCCTCTTTCGCTTGTCCTGCATAGGTCTCATCCCGATCAGTCCCAAAAAAGGTTATCTGTTTCTTCTCCAACTTCGGAAACGGCTTCAAGCAAATGACTGATGGACTCAACCAAAGTCCTCCAAACCGACTCAAAAACTCGGCGCGCAGCCAGTTCATTTCAGCCAGCCCGACAGGCGCCTCGGAATTCTGGAGAAACTGGGGCATAGCAGACCATCCACCGAGTCTTTGGGCGGCATCAACTAATCCTGAAACAATCTCTACACGATAGACGCCGTGATTCGCCTCCACTATAGACTGATAACAAAGATTTAAGAAGGGTACATTAATGGCACGAGAGGAACGTGAACCAAAGTCAGCCCATCTACGAGAATTTACATCACTTGAATCATAGTATAACCAGATTACAGGCAAGTCGGTATTCTTTTTCAAGAGATTTTTATCACGAAATACATTTTCGTTCATGGATTCTTTGTATCCGTATATGCCTAAAAAGAAGGCACTTACGAACAAAACTACAATTGTAATCCATATGTATGAAGTTTCCATCGTTAGTCTATCACTAGATAATCTCTAGAAATTATTTCCTTTTTGTTTTGCCAATGGGTACTCCATCCGTTATAACAAGTTGCTTCATTCTCTCAAAGTAATCATTGGCGGCAATACCTTCATTCGCCGCCCTAAGAGATCGCTGTTTCTCTTTGTCTTCCATGGCTTTCTCAGCATACGCGATTGCTTCTCTCTCTTCGTCTCTCAGTGGATCAGGGGCTCTCTTTCGGCTACTTGAATATGTGTCATAGTCACGAGGATCTACACGCACATCACTGACCTGCCCAGAGAATGTGGATTCAGTCGTGTAGGCAGCCTTGAGGTCGGTGTATTTGAGTGACGCATTTGCCGCCGCTGTATAACTATCGGGTCTATCGCGACCGAGTTCAACGCCCATTGAAGGGGCTAACATGAGTGATTGTGGACCTACTACAGAAAGTGCAGTACCCTGGCGACCACTTTTAGCAGTTTCATCTTCAAACATTTTATGAAAGACGTCACGATTGAATTTTCCGCCGAATGTAGGAGCAGACTTGGCATCTTCCGCTGTCCGTAACCAATCGCCGTAGCCTTCGTCGTCTGGATCAGGCATGCGAGTTTTCTCAAACATTTGATTAAATGTATTCATGTCCAACTTATCTGGATTTAATTTAATAGGTTTGAGGTGCTGGAATTCATCGGATTCCTTAAATCGTGTGTCTTTGAGAGCGGTAGGCGCTTCAACTTTCTTGAGTTTGTCGCGCCCGCCTTGAATACGACGAATAATTTCCGTTAAATATGCGTAGGAACGTGTGACCATTTCGAATGCTTTTTCGGAGCCGCCTTTCTTATCGGGGTGCGCCTTGAGCGCCGCCTTTTTATAGGCGATTTTGAGAGCTTCTTCTGTGAGCGCGACTTCTTCTTCTAAGCCCATTACTTGTAGACATGTCTGGAAATAGTTGAGCGCACGATCATTGTTTGCTGTTTGCGCTAGTTGCTCATAGGGATCAGTTTGACGACTTTGATAATTGACTAGGGATGAGTGCTGTTGTGGTTGCTGCGACCTATTCTGTTCACCAGGCAATAAACCAGGTGCCTGACCTTGCTGGACTCGCGACACATACTGGAGAAGAGCACTGTACACACCGAGTTGTTTTGACACATTTACGTATTCGGGAGCAGATAAAAGAGTCTGTATAGTCTCTGCCCGTGTCCTCGCACTCTGAATCTGTAATAATTTTGTATAAATTCCGATATAGGTCGGATGGATTTGCGACTGACCGTTGCCCATTTGTTTGAGGGTAGAAATCCTTTTTAAGCGTATAGCCGCGAAACAGGAAAGAAAGGAATATTGGCTTCGCATTCCCAGAGCATAGAGCGACCGACCGAAAAGAAAGAGAAACTATTACACCAGAATTGCGGATATTTATAAGGAAGCTCCCTCAACCGTTTATCGCGCACAAAATGCCAGCTATCAAGTGGTAACACTAAAGCCAATTGTTCTTGTGGCAGTAAAGGTTCCCTTACAGTCGGTTGAACAAGACACGGCTTGTTTCGAAATAGAAAGAGATCAGACCAAAGAGGAGGGAGAGACACAGGATACATCCAAAAAAGATCAACAGGTCTTTGACCGGTATAATAGTCATAAATCCACTGAACACCATAAATATACTGAGAACATGCGCTATCAATATCTACATCGTTCATCCACTTTTCGTGGTAAACTGACCTCCATGACGGTTGTAATGACCATTGTGACTTTCCTTCTTTATCCTTTTTAATCGATAAGGCTTGGCGTTCGACTTCCCACTCGAGTGGTCGGCTGGATAAGACAGCTGCAGGATCTGATAGGTTTGCGCGCCCCTTCATTTGATATTTCTTTTTTAAAGAATGACAGATGAGCGAATCTTCTTCTTTTGACCATTTTTCAAACAGCATAAAAAGCGCCTCGCGATTGATTTCTTGATAGCCTTCCACTGATGTAAGTAGCTGAATACCCTCGTTTTCAAGTTCTAATAAATCAGAAGCCAGTCGTTCGTGACCATCTTCGCGCACCTTGATGGAGAGACTGTGTGGGAGAAAATCATTACCGAGAAGACTCATGCCGGCTACATAGTTTTGAATACGCTGCTCTTTCTGTAAAAAGGACAAAGAGCCAAAGTCACTCCACAACGATTCTGCTAGAACATCGACGGACAAGTAGGAATAGGATTCACCTTTCAGACCAAATTCGGTATCTTCGCGCATCAGATACACTGATATGTCTCGCGCCTTACCGTTCAATAAGGATAAGAGGATTAAATCGGCGTCGAGTCCGTAAATAATAACACTGTCGCCTGTGTTTTTTCCACGCAACTTCGTCATAACTTTCTGTTCACCTTCCCCAGGTTCTGCAGCGTCACTTACAGACCAGCCACTATGCTTTTGGCATAGAGTCTTGAGTGCTAAACCGAGCTTCTCCATAAAGAGCGTACCAGGTGTAATACAATTTGTATCCCACGATGAACCAGTGCGTATACCGAGTGCGCGTTCTTCCTGAGATAGCCAGACTGATTTAAAACGACGAAGACGCTGTTGTTTAATCTTGGCAAGAGGAACAACACCGTCTACTGCAAGAAATACTTCAGGAGGCTGACCCGCCTCTCTCCATAACTGGGATACATACTTTGTAATTTCTCCTAAAAGGTTACTCTCCCATGTATCGTGGTTCGCAGTATCATAAGGAAGAATACCAGGTCGCCGAGCACAATAATAGATTAAACAATTGAAATCCAGATAGAGCGCTGTAACAGTTTTATGTTGTTTTGTTACAAGACCTTTGTGTACTGTTAATAATCGTTTATAAAAGGACGGTATACCCATTTATATATACTCATCACCGATCCTTTAAGAAGAAATAAAAAATTGAAAATCGTGACGCCGTTCTACAGCTCGACAAAAATGGGATTCGATCTTTCAATTAATCTAAATCTTGGCTTAGATCTTAAGACGGGCTTGCCCTACGTTTGGGGGAAGGACTACGAAAAGATAGCTTATGTGCCGTCAGAGTTTGAAGTTCCAGAGAAGTATCGCAGGTGGGTTCAGGAGAGAGGACATCACTTTCATATCTACATTAAGAAGTTCGATAAGCACGGGCACACCGTATATGCAGAGCAGTTTCTATATGAGTATCCCTCTTGGCTTACAGTAAAAAAGGAGCTAGGTGATAAGTGGGAGTATGAGTATTGGACAGAGAAAGACCATGATGACTTTAAGGAGGCACTCCAGTGGTTTTCTTCAAAGAATAACTTTGTAGTTGACTGGAGCTACTAAATTTTGCCCAATCCTTTAAGAAGAAAAAATCCAGCTTATTTAGTGTAAAATGGAGCGCATGTATATTAGGTCGCTTAACTTATCTGGAACGAAGAGCCCCGTATCACTTATCGTGCACGGTCAAGGTGTATTTGTATTTGATTGCTCCGGTGAGCCGTGTAACTTCACTCTTTTTAACGCCAATAAGTCAAACGGACTAAGAGTCTCATTTGAGTTTGCAAATGTACAGGTCACAGGTATTCAGAGCAAGGAGTCGCTAGTTGATCCAAATAATAAGAAGGGGCTGAGCAATATAGGAGGTGCCTACTATTGGTTCAGCCTCGATTCACAGAATCAGCGTCTCTTTGCTGGTATAGGTGAACCGCGCTTGGAGACAGCAGTTTATACATACACATTTTCGAATGCGTTGAACAAGGCTTTTCTGGAGAGCCTCGTTTCGATTGAATATAGTACGATTGTGCCGCGCCGCCTCTTACGTGATCCGATAACTATCAAGCTACCGCTACTTCTTAAGAACACGATTGAGTTATCAATGAGCGATATTGCCAAAGGTGATTTTTTACCTCACTCGAACTTATCTGCAGCAGGGCAGCAACTTTATAACTGTATTTCTGGTAAGCGCTTTATTTTAAATGATGCAGATTTCCCAAATTTCGCGAAAGCGATAGAATATAGTATTGCGACTCCTGGTCTCTGGTGTAATACGCGACTGAAGGAGAAGGCGAACGAGTTTAGCAAGGATAAGCCGAATTATAAGGAGACGTACTTGCGAATTACTTTGGGAGAAAATAACGGAGAATCACCTGGTGTTCCTTATGTTATGGAGATTTGGCCAGTTGGTCATTATTCACCTGTTCACAGCCATAGCAGCGCGAATGCAGTCATTCGTGTTCTTCACGGCTCTATTCATGTTACACTATTTCCATTCTTGAGTAGTGGAGCCGCTATAGAACCGTTTGCTGCAGCGGACTTTTCCAAGGATAATATTACATGGATAAACTCTACATTAAATCAGACACATCAACTGAAAAATCTTGATAAAAATAAAGATACATGTATTACTATTCAGTGTTATAAATATGACAATAATGATAATGGGCACTATGACTATTTTGATTACATAGACGCCGATGGACAAATACAGCAGTATGAACCGGATTCCGATATGGAATTTATAAAGTTTAAGAATCTAATGAAGCAGGAGTGGTCACACAGACCGTGCGGTCAGTGGTTATTATAATGATACCTAAAAAATAAGAGCTGGCATATCTTTTTTCGCATATGCGGTTAGGAGACATAATGTCAAACGCAACTACAAATGCTACCGCTTTCAGAGATAAGGCAAAAATATTTTTTTCATCAAAGACAATTACTGATGTATGGAGTAATACAATACTCCCGAATATTCACGAGGAATTTCGTTTACTTCCCGACTCTCTCTTGATTGGTTCAGCAATTCTCGCACTCGTTACACAATCATTTTCAATGGTGATCTTTTTCGCAACACTTCTGGAAACTGCAGGTCTGAATGCACTCTTACAAATGCTCTTCGGATTCTTAGATAAAAATCGCCTTCTACCAACTGTTGCTTCTGCAGACGCAAAGTGTAAATCTGGATTTATGAGCCCGACATTATCAACATTTAGTACACTCAAGGCATCT